ACGCGTTTTTGCCTGCTAAAAATCGGTTTTGCACGGCTTTTGAAAGTCCGGACGCCAGTTTGTGCAACCTGACGGTACCGAGACCTGTGGATGTTAGTTTCCCGTCTAACATAAAGCCTATTTTCGAAACATGGGACGCAAACCTCAGTGTAGTCCATGTCGGCCAGAGTTGGTGAAGCTCGTCTGACGTGCGAGCCATGCGACCCACCTCTCTCATTGGGTCAGATATCAATGATTTGCTCATAGTTCTAGCGAAAGTGCTAGAGAAGGGTTTAACTTGGATGTCGAACGAGTGGGAACCCTTGTCGACAACCTTCCCGAAAATCTGGTCTTGACGGACGTTGAGCAGTCTGTCAAATAATTGCCCTGATACGCCCCAGTTTTTAAGCGTAGCGGTTGATCTGAACATACTTCTGGCCTGTTTCGGCGGCTCAGAGACTTCTTTAAACCTAGTAGCTCTCTTCTTCAACCCAGTCGTCCACCCCGTCGGGTTAACAGCTGAGTCGTAGAAGTGTATAACCTTAGACCTTGCGCACTCATGTTTGATTGGTATTGTCGACGGCACATCACGGGCACGCGCAGCGAACGTAACATAATTAGACCATAGCGTGGCGAGCCTCATCTCCGTAGATATCACATCCGAAGACCAAGGTTTACGTTGTATTAAAGCAGGTATCATACGCATTGGGTACCTTTGCACTATTTTGGTATCATGTCTAACTTCTGTGCGAAGGTACTCTGTTCGATGCTCACTAATGTACATTTTCCGAGGATTGACAGCCAATCCCAGTTCTGGAGCCATCGCTAACATGGTAAGTGCAACCTCTAACGATACAATCAAAAACCCATCGTCCCCGGTACAGTTCACCACTTCATCCGGACGCTTGGGAATACCTGTTAGTTCTCTAAGGCTGGTTGTTGTTGCGTAATTAATCATAGAATTGAAGAGACTAGTCCAAGCAGCGCCGGATATCATCCCCCCATCCCACACGATCATCACGTCTGTCTGTTTGTTCCGGTACACAACAGGTGTGTTTAGGAGTTTATCCCATTGTGCAGCGGATTGTGGGTGTTTAGCTCTAATGCATTCTAATATAAATATGGTATCTTCTTTTTCGACATTATTCTTATCCCAACCCTCATAATCAAGAGGGAAGTAGACGTGACCATAGGAGGCCACTTGCATAGACAACCACTCTATGAAGTCAGCGTCGGAAACGTCCAACATGGTGTGGTCCTTGTTCGGACGTAGCGACTGAATTGCCCACGCACCTAGCAAGTATAACTCAAATGAAGCATTGTATGCTGTTCTGACCTTGCTAGGTTCTAACTTAGTAACAGGAGTTACTACGAATTCTTTCACTTCCATAACCTGCTTAATGATCTCAGGAAGTGATAGCGCTTCGGCAATTTGGCTCTTCTTTCTAAGCCCTTCTGGCTTCCACGTCGAACTACCTTCGCTTACCCACGAA